GGGTAAAAGAGAAATGCAGGATCTTTTTTCTGCGCCATAGGCTAAAAAGAAAGGCCCCGAACAGGTAGGAGCTGCCGGGGCGTAAGGTTCTTGCCTCACGTATACGAGGCTCCTACCTCCCGTATCCGTGTCGCAACAAATATATAACACAAAGAAACAAAACAAAACAAAAAGAAATTCACATAAAAAGCAAGTAATGTGAATAATCCCATAACAAAACATTATGAAATACAAAGACTTCTGAATAACTTACACTTCCATAAGGCACAACCCTATGGAACTAAAAGAACAGGCCAAAGCTGTCATTGATGCACTTTATAAGGCGCAAAAGACAAAGGAATTTTTCGGCAAAATGCAACCCGAGCATTTACAGGAAGATTTAAGGCAATTCACTTTTGCAGCCCTTTGCGAAATGGCTAACGACAACCCCGAAAGGGTTTTGACCATAGATGAAAGACCAGGGGCTTTATTTGGCTTCATGACCAAAATTGCCAAAAGGCAGTTAACCGGCTCAAATAGCAAATTCCGTAAAGTGTTTAGGGCTGAAAATATTGTAGATATTGATGACCGTCAGGATATCGACCTGTTACACCAAAATGATGAATTTGAGTCTGACAGGGATTTAAGGGAGGAAATATTAAGCCTTTGGGCTACGGGTGGGGCTGTTTACAGTAACGATTTGGCTTCTGTTCAAAGGATTTATGCGGCAGGACGGGCATTGAAGGCAGAATTGAAGTACCTTGAAGAACTCCAAAGAGGCTTATTTTCAGACGGTTATGTCTTATATTCCGTTCCTATTTTGGTACGATTTGACAAGGAAACGGACAGCGATCAAGTGACGGATGCGGGGGAATTTCTTTCAAACGTGATGCAAAAGCTGGTGGGCCGTGAATTGGGCAGGGAAAACAATGCTTTCGTTGTTAGGACAGGGGCGGCTGTGGTTGTGGAAACAAAGCTGTAACTTTAGGCATGACCGTACAGGAAGCCCTTGCCCATTTGCTTGTATCATGCCGCAATGCCAGCGAGGAAAAAATCTATGATGCTTTCAGGCGGCTTTCATGGGAAGATCAGGAACAGTTTAAAGAGATACTATTTAAGGCCGGTTTCCTTACTCCTACCGAGTTACAGCAGTACGATGTTTTGCTGATTCTTCGAAAGATAGCCCATCATTTTAGCCTATCGGAATTCCTGGTAAGTCTGATTTTGGAGCAGAATTTGGATGTGAGCAGCATGGTAAAAATGGGCAAATAGCCCGTAAGCTGCGGGGTTTTTGGTATAGGTACCACGCAAACCGCTATTTATCAGGGAGCCGTAAAAAAAACGGCAAGTAACGGCATGAAATTCACAAGCGAATCTGGTGCAGCAGCAGGCGCAAAGAGCAAGAGGGGGGCTTCAAGAATGACCCAATTGCTCACAATGGTAAGGGAGGCAGAGGGTGAAGATGATGTAAGAGAAATATTCGACACCCTTAAAACCCTTGCCAAAGGTGGCGACATGGACGCCATCAAAACTTACCTGTCCTACATCATAGGCAAGCCAACGGAAAAGATTGAACTGGAAAGTAGCGGGGCCGGAATCATGCTAAATATAGTGCGTCAGGATGGAAATAAACAAATTGAACATTGAGGTAACGGATGTTTACTTTGCCAACCTTGCCGCTTATGAAGCCGGATATCCTGTTATAGTTAACGAGGGCGGCTCCCGTTCCGGCAAAAGCTATTCGATTATTCAGCTATTGATTAGTCTTTGCCTTCAAAAGCAAATCAAAGTAACAATTTGCAGCCGGAGCCTCCCCCATCTGAAAAAGGGTGTCATGTTCGACTTCATGGAGATCATGAAGGCATGGCACCTGTGGAATGATAGCGAGTATAGTTACACGGATTCGATTTACCGGTTTGGCAATGGCAGCCTGATTGAGTTTTTCGGGTTGGAAGACCCCGGAAAGGCCCACGGTCCGGGTCGGGATATTCTATTTATCAACGAGGCTAACTATATCAGTAAGGCCGTTTACGATCAATTGGCTATTCGTACCCGTGGCACCATCTTCTTAGACCTTAACCCTTCGGAGTTTAACAGTTGGGTTTATTTGGAGGCTGACAACCCCAAAAACAAGCGAATTCATTCCACCTACCAAAACAACCAGCGCAACCTAACGCCAAAGCAGATTGAAACCATCGAATCCTACAAAGGTTTGCCGGACGATTTCCTTTGGCAGGTTTACGGGTTGGGCCTGCGTGGTGCAAGCAAGGAAACCATTTACACGGCATGGAAAAAATGCGATGAATTACCAGGCAAAGGCGATGTGTTCTATGGCTTAGACTTCGGTTACACCAACCCAACAGCGTTTGTTAGGATAGAACATTACGAGGGCTGCAATTATGTGGAGGAACTGATTTATGACCGGCAACTAACAAAGCCGGAACTATTTGAAAAGATCAAAGGGTTAAATATTGGGTACTCCCCTATTTATGCGGATGCAGCCGAGCCGGATTCTATCGAGGAAATGTACAGGATGGGCTTAAACGTGAAACCAGGTGTTAAGGATGTTTGGGCGGGGATTGTTAAGGTCAAGTCATACCCGCTATTTATCAAGGGTAAAAATGTGATGTCAGAGATAGGTTCTTACAAGTGGAAAGTGGATAAGAATGAAAACGTGTTGGAGGAGCCTGTAAAAGAGAATGACCACGCAATGGATGCGATGCGGTACGCAATACACACCCACTTGAATAACCCCCCATTGAAGCTAATGTTAATATGAACATATTAGGTTTTGAAATTAGACGCAAAGCGGCTGTAATGGCAGGTAACCCAAACCTGCCTTTCATGCTTCGATACCTTGCCTATCTATTGCAGGGATATAGCCAAAATACAAAGGACTACATTGATAAGGGGTACCAAGGCAATGCTATCGTTTATGCTATTGTTAAGCAGCTTAGCGATAAGTATGCAAGTGTGCCCCTTATCGTATATCGCAAAAAGAAGGGCAAGGGAAACGCTGTAAAGCGATATAAGGCACTTAGTAGCGGCTACAACCCTGATGCGAATTTTACCGCCTTAAAATTGAAAGCGGAGGCATTTGATGAGGTTGGCGAAGATAACGAACTTCAGCAGTTGGTTGATAAGTACGGGGTAAAGGCCCGTTCACAGGGTTTGGGCTTCAAATTATTGGTGGGTGCAAGGGCTTTGTTTGTCAATAGCGGTGCGACACAAGGCAAGCCGCTTTCAATTGATGTATTGCCTCCGCAGTGGTTCAATATTAAGCCATCCCCAACATTGGACAGGATAGAATCATTTCAGTTGGCACCCGAAGGCGTTGTTATAACTGAATTGACCCCGGAACAGCTTGTTTGGGATGCCTATTTCAATCCCGACTGGTCACGGGATGGCGAACATCTAAGGGGGCAATCTCCCCTGATGGCGGCAATGAAAGACGTGTTAGCCCACAACTACGGAAAAGAGGCGCAGGCCTTTATGTATAAGAATGGTGGCGCAAGGGGTGTTGTAGTGCCAAATAGTGACATGGTAATGCAGGCCCTTAGCAGTAACCCACAGGCACCGGATGTATTTAGATCACAATTGGATGCGCTGACTAACGGAAACGACAATAAAGGAAAGGTGCAGGGGCTTTCTTACGATGTTCGTTATGAACAATTCGGCATGAGTTCAACCGATTTGGAACTGATTGAAGGATTGCGCCTAACCAAAGAGGATATTTGTGCGGCCTACAATTTCCCGCCTGAATTGCTTACGGGTGACAAGAAATTTGATAACTACGATGCAGCCGTAAAATACCTGGTGACAAATACCCTGATGCCGGAACTGGTTGCTGAAAGGAACATCTTTAACGAGGTGATTGTTCCCATGTTTGGCGGGGATTATTATGTTGATTTTGATATAACAGCACTGCCCGAATTGCAGGATGACATGGGCAAAATGACGGAAAGCCTTATGCGTATGGATTACCTGACATATGATGAAAAGAGGGCTGCAATGAAGTACGATGCAATGGGTGGGCCATTTGCAACAGCATACGTTAGCAGTAGCCTTACCCCTATTGACATGGTAGGGCAGGCAGATCAATACATTGACCCAAATACAATAGTTTAATATGGCGTGCAATACAACAGTAGAAATGGAATGTGTGAGCCGGGGCGAAACATACCCCGCTGAAACGATCACATTGGGATTCGACATAACAGGCTGCACACTTTACAGGGTGCTGCACAATGCCGCTACGGGTGTTGAAGTTAAAAATTGGGATAGTGATACCGTAGGCGAAATAACCATCACAGATGCAGCCGGCGGCGTGTACAACGTGCCAAAGTGGACGGTTAACCTGGTTGGTGGTAGCTATGTAGGGAAGGACAAAATCGAGTACGCAAAC